TGGAACTCTCGAACCCCGAATATGTAGAGTTTATGCGAGAGCTTTCCGAGTGGGCAGAGAACGAAGCCTTAGTAGCCGAGTATGAACTTGACTTTGATACAGACGAATGAACGAAACAATTTTAATAACCCCTAATAATAACAGCAATGGCACAATGGATTGAAACCAAACTCCGCTATGACAAGGTTATGGAAAACGGAGCAGTGAAAAAAGTAAACGAGCCTTATTTGGTTGACGCGCTCTCATTCGCGGAAGCCGAGGCACGCATCATCGAGGAAATGCGCCACTATATTGACGGCGATTTCACGGTTGAAGCAGTGAAGAAAGCAAAAATCGCAGAGGTGTTCGGTTCTGACACCGCCTCGCGGTGGTGGAAAGTTCGTGTAGCGTTTATCACGATAAACGAGCGCACCGGGACAGAGAAACGCGACCTTACCGATTTCCTCGTGTCAGGAGAAGACCTCGAAGACGCTCTCTCCACATTCAAGCAGAATATGAAAGGGACGCTCGCCGACTATGAAGTAACGGCAATCATCGAGACCGCAATAATCGACATTTTCCCGGAAGACTTATCAAACAACAAATAACCACTATTTAATCACCCATTAAACAACATCAAAAAATGGCTAAAAGAGAAAAAAAGACAATCATCAGCGGTGTAAGCCGCGAGGCAATGGAAGAAGCATTCAGCGCGTATGCAACCGCCGACGCACAACAGCGTTCGCTGACTGCAGAAATGGACAGCAAGCTCGTGGAGATCCGCGAGAGTTATGCAGACCGACTTGCCGCCCTCGAATCAGAGAAAAAAGAAGCGTTCGAGAAGATGCAGGTTTTCGCTACCGAGAACCGCGAAGAATTGTTCACCAAACGCAAGAGCATGGAGACCACTCACGGCATCCTCGGCTTCCGTATTGGCAACCCTAAATTGAAAGTCCGTAAGGGTATGACCTGGGCGGGAGTTCTCGAACTTCTCAAAATCAAGGGAAAGAACTATGTCCGCACGGTGGAGGAAGTCGCCAAAGACAAGCTCCTTGCAGAACGCGACATCGACAAGTGCAAGGCCATAATGGACGCTTGCTGTATCGACGTGATACAGGAAGAAACATTCTTTGTGGAACCCAAAACGGAGGGATAGCAGAATGGAGAAGCGCACGGAGTTTGCCCGCGACACCATAGAGGTGTGCCGCAACTGCAAGGCAAACGGAACGGTCAGAATTGCAGATGCCAGCGGCGGCCGCATAATCGGAAGTCATACCGAGGTTTGCCCGGTGTGTGGCGGAACTGGATTAGTGAGAAAGCATATCGAGGGGTTCGTAATAGTCGAGCCTCATAACAGGACGATAGCGAAGCCATAAAAAAGCGCGCCCGCCGCCGGAATTAACCAAACGACGAGCAACACCATGGAACGTGTTGCAAAGATAACGGTTAAATTCTTAACATGGCGAATAAACCTCACAAAAATACACTCCTGCGCATACAGCACGTTTGCGACATCACCCGGCAGCACTATGAGGAGGGCAACCTCTCGAAGTGTTACAAGCAGGTGTGGCGATATTATGTGTACCCGGTTTATCCGATGTGTTACCACACGTTTCTCAGTTATCTGCGTCGCGGGCTGGAGGGATTCAAAGACCCGCGCCGCGACGAGCAACCCTCCCTCTTTAACGGGATAGACGACGATAAATAAAGCGACACCGCCCGCAACCGAAAGGAACTGCGGGCGGTGTTATATTTATACCATTTCCTCTCCGAAAGAATCCGTAAAGATGTCTCCCGTGTCGAGGGTTACATTCTTCGGTGTGAGGATTTGACCGTCGTCAATCGTTGCCGAGCAATCAATGCAATGAGTTTTCCATTCCTCCAAATCCTCGGTAATCTGTTCGTGGTTGTGGTCGGTTTCAGAGCCGGAATATTGGAAAGTGGAGAAACTTCGCCCCTCGCTGTCAGCCGCGCCGGAAAAGTCAGAAAACGCTTGCTTTATAGTCCGAATCAGCCGGAAACGGTTGAGAGCTTCCTCTCGGAAAGGGGTGTCTGTCTGAGCGAGCGTGGAGGTAACGATATGCAGGCGCACGGTCAAGTCTCCACGGACGGCACCGCGAGAGAGCTGCGCCCACACAACAGGGAGAAACTCCACGAAAACGGCTGGCGGAGCAAACGGTCGTAACTGCGTGAGGCGTGTGGTGTTCTCGTTCCACAATCCGACAAGGTTAATCGCCGGAGTACCGGGTAAATTTTCGTTTTCGCCGCGTTTTTGACGGCAGTAGATATACTTGCCATTAACGAGGCGGACACGCGACAGACGCGCCTCTATGTCGGTAAAAATACGTAATCTCATATCATTGTCGGTTAAAGTTGTCGGCGAGGTTTTGCGAGAACTCCTGCAAGCGTTTGAAAACAATATCCCCGAGAGCCTGCTGCACCAATTCGTGGTCACCGATGAACTGACGCTGCGGCATATTCATCTGCCGAGAGTGTGAGCGCACGGAGTAAGAGTTCCCGGTTTTACGGTTGGTACGCGAGTGTGCGCGAACGGTAACGGAGAATTTACCGCCCTCGTTGTGCAGGGCTGTGTAAGGAAGATTGGAAGAGAATACCACAGCCATACCCCGTATTTGGGAACGAATGGAACGGCGCATAGCACCTGTAACGATAAGGATAGACCCCTTACCGCGCTTGTTGGTCTTGCTGACCTTAGTAGCCACCCAGCGTTGCCCGAAGAAGCCCTGCTCGCGGAAATTATTTTTGAACATTTCCGTAAGTTTGACGCGGGCATCTCGCAAAATATCGTCGTATATGTTACGGGACATGGCGTTGGTTTCAGTCGGCAATGTTACCGAAAAGGAGGCAAATCAGTCCGAGTTTGACCTGCATACGCTCGGCCTTGTCCTCAATCTTGTGGAAATTGATTTTGGAGGGTGCCGCCTTAATCTGTTCCCACATTTCGGGGGTCAGTTCCTCACCGAGGCAAAGGAGCGCGGCGGCGACATCGGTTTGTGTGAACTCGGCAGTAATGGTGATTTTTTCGTTCATTGTTTATTTTTTGAGTTAAGTGTTTGTTTTCAGAAAAAAAGTTATTAACTTTGCGTCGTCAGTAATGACCGTCAGGGCAACGTTCCCTTGTTAGAGGTGTGGCAGTATAGTGACCCCCTCGGTGAAGCCGCGCAAGCGGCTTTATTTTTTCTTACCATATTGTTTCACAAAATTTCCTATAAAATTACGTTGTGAACACAATTTTCTCGTAACGCTCAGTTGAGCTCCTCCCTTGAAAATCAAAACTTCGACCGCATCCTTATTAGCCTCAAAATAGCTGCGTAAATCCTTGGCAAGAGCGCGAGCATTGTAGGTTGTTGCCATATTTAGAATTACGCGGTTGGTCTGACCGATACTTTCATTCAAACGGTTGCCAACCGAGTTTTGACCGGAAATGGTCTTAACATCATATGCGGCAATAAATTTACCATTGTACAGAATGAAGTCTGGTGTTCTGAATCCTTTTGGGTTTGGAAGCATTACCACATTGTATCCGTGGGTTACAGCTTTGTCAGCGCAAGCCACAAGAGGCGCATAATCGGGGTCGGACTGGTCGATGGCCGAGCGTACACCGCTATGTCCTTCCACCTCCTTGAATCGGCGTGATGCCACAATTTCGCGGAGTATTCGTGTAAGCTCGCGTCCTTTTTCGGTAAGCAGTGCGCGGAGTTTATCACTGAGAGATGCTTCTTCATGGGCGTTGCACACTTCTTGCACGGCATCACAAGCCCGACACCTTTCACTGCCGGGAACCCTGCCGAGAGATAAACCGTTTCCACCATTGCGCGGGCAGCCGTCGCACCCTTTAGGGAGATAAGGGTGTTTCTTCGGGAACAAGGTCATTTCGCGTCCGGCATTGTAGCGGAAGATTCGGGATTTTGGTTCCTCAGTGCAAGCGTCTCCCGCAGCCTTAGCCACTTCGGGGTCAGATAATGGATAATCCTCACGCAGCACTTGATCCACATCACAGCGACAATTCCAACCATTCGGCGGGAGGTAGTCATTCCAAAACGGGTCGGAGGGTGGCAGGGTTATGTTATTAAGGGCGGCGTGCTCCGAGCGGACGCGCTCATCACCTGCGGTGCGGTATTGCAGATTGTATCTGTCTCCGTCGCGTACGAAATCGTGCCACTTGACAGCCATTTGCGAGGTGTGGACTGCGTGGTTATACTCGGCAAAGAGATAGTTGGTGTTATATTTTTTGTCGATAACCTCTACATCCTTACGGAACGTGTCGAAAGGCTTCACCTTACCGTCCGCGTCAGTGAGAGCCAGGCCGACCTCTGAGAGTGAGTGGTAAGTCTTGAAGCCGGAGAAGATAAAAGCGTTATTTTGCAGGGCAGCGGTCAGTTCCGGCGGAGTTTCCGTCTTGATAGCAGAATCGACGGCTCGGTTCAGAGCGTTGTAAGTTTCGACAATCACCGGGCGCACAGCAGGGTCTGCCAGCATTTCCGGGGAGAAACCACCCCTGGCAAATACCTCGCGGACAGCGCGGTCGAAAACTGCGTGGTTGAACTCCACACGTCCGACCTTGTCGGAGGCGAGCGTCAGCAGATCCGGCTCATAGAGAGAGCCGACGGCGAGGTTAAAAAGGCGGTAATGGTCGGCTTTAGCCTTGTTGCGGTCTTGGGGGCTATCTTTTGGAGAATCATCACCCCCTATTCGAAAAAAGAGCCGTCGGACTGCTTTGCTCCTGTAATAGGAATCTTGTATTTGTCGATGAAATACTGCGGGTCAATGTCGAAATACTGCAAGAGCATACGTTCCAACTCCCGTTGCTCGGCGGGCGAATAAGTAGCCGCATCGTCCCACTTGAAAGTCATGCCGACGAGAGGGAACCCGAGGCGTATCATCTTCGGGATAAGGTCGTCGTTGATAACATAGGCAATCAGTTTAGCGTCGGCGGCGCAGATATTCTCAAAGACTTCAAGGTGGGTTTCCGACTGAGATTTAGAGGAACCGTCGTCGATAGTCATAGTTTGCCCGACGACCCCTTTAGACATTTCGGAGTTAGCGCGGTCAATTCGGCGGTCATAGACATTGTAAGCGTCTCCACGCGAAGATTCCTTAATTTCGATAGTCGTGCCCTCGGGGAACAAAGCCCAGCCAGCCGCGCCCATTTCTTCAAGCATAACCTCAATCTGTTTACGGTCGGCGGGGTTCTGCGAGGTGGTAGTACCGACACGCATAGGCATTCCGAAAATTTCGCCGAAGACATCCCAATAAGAAGTCATGTTCTTTTTGGATATAGCGTGAGGGGCACATTTGAGCAAAAGTCCGAGGTTTTTGCTATCTCCGACCTCGACGCACCAATCAGACAATGTGCCCTCGCGGTAAGGGATTCCAATCTCCGGGGAATCCGAGCGGTCTCGGAGCAACACGCCATATTCCGGGCAAACGTGGTCGCGAGGCACGAGTTCGACATCGGAGAACTTCATCACGCCGTTAGCGTCGGTAATGACATCGCCCAACTGGATAAGAGAATGCCCCCACGCGATAGAATCAAGCGCGTTCAGGAGGAAATGATAGAACCATTTGCTCTCGAAAATCTTTGCTGCGTCCTCGTTCTCATTACCCTTATCGTCGGTAATGACAAAAGATTTCAGCAGGGTTTTGTGATAGCGTTGAGTAAAGCAGCCTGTGAGGTGCATATCGATAAGCGCGTCGGTGTAAATAGCGTGGAGCGCGGAGCGTTTCGGGTTCTCAATGTTGAGAGCCATAGCCCACGCGCTGCGCCACCGGGCGACATCCTGCTTGGTAAGAGAAGCGGAAACTTGGTTGAGCATCATAACGAGGCTCTTTCGCTTCTTCATATTTCCTCCTTGCTCGTTGTTCTTACGAGCGGCGAGGCGAATTGATTCGAGGCTTTTCTCCTTTGAATATCTATTGTTTGCCATTCAATCAGTGTTTAATCTTATCGTCAATCATGTTGGAATAATTTTCGGAGGTAAGGCCGGAGAGTGCAGCGGCAATCGCAGCCTTGTAAGTGGAACCACCGTCTTGCGGAGCTGTAGGCGAAGACGATAGGGCTTTAATGATAGCATCGACACGCGCCTTATTGATATTTAGCTGTTTTTGCAGTTCCGTGGCGTTGGCAGTAGTTTCAGAGCCACAGTTCCAAACAGCCAAATCCTTTTTCAATTCAAGGGTTGTCCCGTCGATGTCCAATTTAAGGTTGTCTGCGGTAAGCGTTGCCGAGCCTTTTTCTGTTTTCAGCAGCACGGAATTATCCTCGACCGAAGCCTCTGTGTTACCGATTTTGAGCATAATCTTGGATAATTCCGTAGTCAGTACCACCACACCGACGGCAGGGTTGATAAATCCGACGACGACATCAGAGCCAACAGCCGGGAATGCCACCATGCCAACCTCCTGCGTTTGGTCAGCCTGGAGGTTCACGCCAATGAGCTGCGCCCCCTCATCAATGGGGGTGCAGTCGATAGTCCGGGCATTCTCATCGACAGCGTCCACGGTACAGACGGTGAGATACATTTCCGTGCCGGAAAGCGCGAGTTGTCTTATTGCGTTTCGAATATCCATTGTAATATCAATCAGCCGCCCTCGCACCGAGGGTTATATCTTGCCGGAAGCCGGAGCTTCCGAATGTTATCGTATTTTTTTGCACTTGATACTTTCCTTTTCGTTCGCCGTCAATTTTGACACCAATCACATCAAGGACATCAAGCAGAACATGTCCGAAAGTCTGAAACGACCCGGTTAGACCGTCGCGTTTGAGGCGTTCAAGTTCCTGCTCACCCCACGCCTTAGCCTCTGCCTCGGTTTTGCCGTAGCAATGCAGGGTTCGTTTTTCACCGTCAGCGTCGCCGACCTCAACCTTGATTTTCTTTTTGTTGTCGGGCTGGAGGCTGACGACTTTCAACTTAATTTTCACATCCTCGGCTTTTTGCTCGTCAAGGCTGCTGTCTGAAATGATGTTTATCCCGGTCTCGAACACCTGTCTCATTTCGTTGCCGTGGTCGAAAAGGACACCGCAATATAGAACTGGCTTTCCGTCTTCAAGCCGGAAGAACGTGCGGATGTTGTTCTCTTTGAGGTGAGCGAGTAATTCAGCCACATTTTCAAAGTTCACGCGATACTGCCCGATATTCTGCTCACCGAGAACCTTTATATCGTATGGCAGCCCTTGGTCTTTGAGGAGGGTCTGAATATCCACGTTCTTGTAGGACTTTTTCACGCACTGCTTTTGTTTGAGCATGAACATTTCATCCTCGCAGAATACCTCAATCGGAGCTTTGAACCCCTTACGGAGGACATACCCGGTAAAGGCAAGCCGGAGGTCATCGTCATAGCCGAGCCACACGGAGATTTTGTCGCCGCGTTTGATAGGGTTGGAAGTTTCACCTTTCCACTTCACCTTTCGGGGAAGCGAGAGTTTGCAGGTAGTTGTAAGAGCCTCGCTGTCGCGTACAATCTCGCAAGCGGTGATTTTCTCAAACACCCACTTTTTCTCGCCTGTGATTTCGACCTTTGCCGATAGTTTTAACATCGTTCAAACAGTGATTAAATAGGGTTTAAGCAGTTACCAATCATATCCGTTTTTCTTCATACTACCGTATCTCATAGGGTTTCCGCTCCAACCGTTGTCGGGGCTTCCACCGTCGGGATATTCGGGGAAGTCGGGAGTAAAATTGCCTTTCTGAATATCCTTTAGCCGGGATATAGCATTGTCGTAAAGCGTCTGCCTCATTTCGCCGCCCAGCATACCGGGCAACCACTGACCGAGCCACCACAAAGCGATGCAAACCGTAAGCTGCACGAGCAGAGGGTTACGCTCAAAGTCGGATTTCGAGAAAGCCGCGTCGATGTCGTAGCGTGTACGGACATATCCGGCGACCTCCTCCATAGCTGTGCGTTCGGCCTGCTGCCGAATCTCCTCGGAAGACTGGCAGATGATTTCGAGGTCGGCGGGGCAGGTGACAACGCGGTAGTCATCAACAGTAAGGAACATTGCCGGAAGTGTTAGAGGGTTCTGTAAATAGCCTTAGCTTCAATGTCGGCTGCAGTAACGTCCTTTCGATACATGCCCTCTCGGACGAGCTTCTTGATGTGTTGCTTGCTGACGACGACCGGGCGGCGGTTAAGGACGATAACGAGCTGCTTCTTGCCGGATATTGCGCGGCGACGGTCAGCCTCCCTGCGGCAGTGCCGGAGGCGGCAGTCGAAAACGAGAGCGCGGAAATAGGTTTTGAGGTTCTGAAAGAAATTCATATTGAAAAAAGTTTTGATTGTTACCAAGAAGATTTAGGGGACTTTCGTTTTCCGAACGAGGGTTTGAAAGTCTGCTGGCGGGTGAGCCCCTGCAAGATGAAGATTGCGCCCTCGTCGGCATCGGGTCCGTCATCGTGTCCTGTCATTCCTCGCTCGCATGAAAGAGTTTGGTCGATACCCACGCGCATATCGGGGTCGTTCTTCATGCGCTCGTTGTAAAAGACGTGTCCATGCTCCCACAGCGGGGAAATAGCCTCAATTCGTTGGAACTTGTCGGGCTTCTTACGTTTGTCGCCGAAAATCGGCAACTGATATCCACGCACGTTACCCTCTCGGACGAACTCATCGAGGAGAATCTGCTGTAGGAAATTCGCTTCGATATAATAGGAGCAAACGGCACCTGCAGCGGTAATTTTCTCGTGTAGGTCATAGAACCAGCCGACCATTTCGGCTACTGAGCACTGACGGACGAAAGCTGCAAGGCAATGGAGGTCGGTTCCCGTCTTTCCCCAAAGTTTAATTGCCTTGTAGTCGTTGCGGGTTGTAGATTTGAAAGAGGGGTCGCAGTAGCAGACGAGATAGTCATAACGGGCAAGTTTGAGAGGTTTGCACCACCGAATCCAATCATTACGGAAGATGCTTCCCTCAGTAATCGGGTTGTTCATCATCTCTCGTTGGAACGAGATGTAGCCCATAAACGCCTCCTGCTTTCTGATTTCCTCGATAGACCATTTAGCCGCCCAGGATGGTTTCCCGTTTCGGTCAATAGCATTGACCTTTGAGACCACCACACCGTCGGAATCCATAAAGTTGGCGAGGACGGAGTTCTTGCCGATAAGGTTACCGACCATAACGAAACGCCCTCGGCCGCCGTCGAGCGTACCGAAAAGAGCCTCCTTGACCCACTTTGTCAAGCGGTTTACACGGTCGGGGTTATTCACAAGTTCGTCGTCGTCGAGGTCGTCGATAACGATATAGTCCGGGCGATATTTCTTGTAACGCAGGCCACGGGGAGACTGCCCGCGACCACGTGCGAAAAACGCCTTACCGTCGGCAGTCACGAACTTACCAGTTTCCCACGAACCGACGACTTTCTGAACACCGAAATCGGAGATATATCGTTGGTTGAACTCAAACTCCGCCTGTATGTCACCGAGGAGAGTTTCCGCATTCTCCTTACTTTTACCGACGAGCACCATTAGGTGGAGTTTACGGAGTGCTTTCAGATAGAGAGGAATACCGACATCGAAATGGACAGACTTAGCATGACCACGCGCCCATTCAGCGGCATACTGAATGGTTGAGTTGTCGCGTAGAGTGTGAGCTGCCTTAATCTGAAACGGGGCGCAGTCGGTGTGCTTACCTGTTTCCTCGTCGTCGCAATAGTGTGCGAGGTAGTAATTGAAGAATCGGCCATAATCGGCGAGGAGATAGGCGATTCGCTTCTCCTTTTGTGCAGCGGTTTCGCTTACGGACACGACGGAACGTGTCTGCACGGTTTCGCACCACTGCTTCCATTGTTCGATAGTTTCCTTTCTATTCTGAGCCGTGTGACGTGCCATAGGTAATAATTATGCGAACTTGCTACCGAGGAGACCAAGGATATACTTGTTCTGATACTTGTTTACCTTTTTGCGGAACTCCGCAGTAATCTCCGGGTCGGTTTCGGCCTGGTATTCGAGCCAACGTCCGAAAGCCATAAAGCACTCGATGAAATCGACAGCAGAAGCCTCTTTGTCGAGGCGTTCAATGGTGGCTGAGAGTTTGACGAGTTGGTCAACTACCTTGCCGGACTTAGATATGTCGAGTTGGCGGAGCTCGTCAATCTTCTCCTTGATAGCGGAGAGGAGCTCGTTCTGCAAACTCTTTCGGGTGATAGACATAGCGGCGCGTTTCTCGCCCCAACAACCGTCCTTGACCCACTTGCCGATAGTATTGGCAGACACGCCGACTTTTTCGGCGATAGCGTTCTGCGGCATACCTTGCATAAAAAGAGCCTCGGCGAACTCCTTTTTATCTGTTGAAACCTTGTTTGCCATTCATAGCGAAAAGTGTTGAAAAATGGTTTTTACTGTGATTATATGGTGCAAAATTCGCACAAAGGGGCGTTTCATAAAAATAGAGTGTAAAGTTTTTACACTCTGTTTTGCAGAGAGTTGGAGTATTAGGAATTTTGCCACAGAAACAAATCGCGGAGTAGAGCAGTCCGGCAGCTCGCGAGGTTCATTCCCTCGAGGTCGCGGGTTCAAATCCCGCCTCCGCAACAACCCCCTTTTGCGACCCGTCGGCGGGGCGGCACAGGGTAATCGCCAGCGAGCGAAGTGCCACGGAAGCCCCGCCGACATTTTTTAATAAATATCAATGCCAAAAGAAGCAGTAATATCAACTCCGCGCCTCAACAGCTACGGCGCAAGAGTACTGACCGAGGGGATAGACCTCGAGCAGTATCAGAAGAACCCGGTACTCCTCTATATGCACCGACGTGGTCGCAAGGAGGATATGCCGATAGGAATTATGGAGAATCTGCGTGTGGAGGGCGACACGCTCTACGGCACGCCTAAATTTGACGATGACACGGAAGACGAGCGCAACATCAACAAGAAATGGGAGCGCGGAACGCTGCGAATGCTGAGTGCCGGGCTTGACATTTTGGAATGGAGCGAGGAGCCTGCGCTGCTCGTAGCCGGACAGACACGCCCGACAATCACGAAAAGCAAACTGATAGAGGTGTCGGTGGTTGACATCGGTGCGAATGACGACGCGCTTCAAGTGGGACTTTACCACGAGGGGAGGCTGCTTTCCCTTGCAGCCGGAGAGGAAAATGCCCACCTGCCGCTGCTGACCGTATCAGCCAAAGAAGACAATGAAGAACAAACCCCAAACAACAATCAACAAAAGAAAATGGAAAAAATCCTTTTGAAACTCGGCCTCGCGCCCAATGCGACCGAGGACGAAGCAGTAGCCGCAATCGGCAAATTGCAGGAAGAAAAGTCGGCAATGGCACTTGCTCGCATCACCGATGCGGTGGAAACCGCCATTAAGGAGAAGCGTATCACCGCCGACAAGAAAGAGAAGTATCTGAGCCTCGGTAAGACCCTTGGACTTGCAGACCTCAACGCGCTTTTCGCCGATATGTCACCTGCACAGAAGCCACTCGACCTCGTTCGTCCGAACGGTAGCGGACAATCGGCAGGAAGCGCGACGCTCACATGGGCGAGTGCGACACCGGAGCAGTTGAAAGAGCTGCGCGAGAACAACAAAGAGGAGTATGTGCGCCTCTACAAAGAGAATTTCGGCTTTGCCCCGGAATTTTAAGAACAAACCAAACCTCAAAACACAAACAAAAACGAATGAAAAGATTGATTTTCGCCCTTATGGGCATTATTATCGGACTGACAGCCACAAGCGTAATGGGAGCGACCATCGGAGTAGCCGTTGGGATGTCGCCCGCAGCGGGTGCGCTGACGCTTGACACCATTGCCGTTGGCACATCGTTCATCGGCGGCCTTGCACCCACCAACGCCTTGTGTGCCGGACTTTATCCCGAAGCATGGACGGGAGAACTTGTAAAGGCAATCCGTGCGGCAGAATCTGCGATTGGATGGTATAACAAGATTCGCGATTACAGCCAATATGTGGACAAGGATGTAATCCACCTTGTTGATGTTGGCGCAGATCCCGAAGTATTGGTGAACAACACGACCTATCCGCTGGAAATTGAGAATCTCGAAGACGGCGACATCGCGGTAACGCTCGACAAGTACCAGACCAAGCCGACCCGCATCACCGACGACGAGCTTCACGCCCTGGGCTACGATAAAATGGCCTCGGTGGTGGAGCGACACAAAGAGGCGTTCAGTGAAACGAAATTCAGCCGCGCAATCCACTCGCTTGCCCCAGCCGAGCATAAGTCGAAGACCCCGGTACTGCTCACCACCGGCGAAGTGGTAGATGACCGCAAACGTTTGACGCGTTCAGACATCATCTCGCTGAAAGCAGCGTTTGACAAGGCCAACATACCAGCAGAGGGACGAATGCTCGTTCTGTGTGCCGACCACGTTGCCGACCTGTTGGAGACAGACCAAAAATTTGCGGGTCAATACTACAACTATGAGAGTGGAGCAATCACCCGCATGTATGGATTCGAGGTGTACGAGTTCAACGAATGTCCCTATTACAACACATCGACCAAGAAGAAGCTCGCCTACGGCGCAGTTCCGAGCAGCTCGACCGACCGCCAAAGTTCGGTGGCGTTCACACTGAAACGAGCGATGAAAGCGAACGGCTCGACCAAGACCTACTTGCAGGAAGCCGCCGCCAACCCGACCACGCAGGAGAATCTGTTCTCGATGCGCACATACACGTTGTGCCTCCCGACCAAGGCAGAGGGACAAGGCGCAATTGTGAGCGCACTCAAAGCGTAAACTTGAATGAAGAAAGAACTTAAATATCTCGTTATCCACTGCACCGCCACACCCGAGGGTCGCGATGTGAGCAGTTCCGACATTCGACGGATGCATACGTCGCCCAAATCGGCGGGCGGTCGCGGGTGGAAGCAGGTTGGCTACACCGACCTATTCCGACTTGACGGCAAGGTGGAGCGTCTTGTAAGCAACAACGAGGACGCATGGGTCGATCCGTGGGAAATCACCAACGGCGCGGCGGGTTACAACGCCGTAAGCCGCCACGTCGTGTATGCGGGAGGTTGCGACAAGGCGATGAAGCCGAAAGACACGCGCACTGCGGCACAGAAAAAGGCAATGGCCGAGTATGTGCGCAAGTTTCACGCCCAGCACCCCGGAGTGAAAATCATCGGACACCGCGACCTAAGCCCCGACCGCAACGGCAACGGAGTGATAGAGCCCGGTGAATGGATGAAATCGTGTCCGAGTTTCGATGTAGCCGCCTGGCTCAAAGAGATAGGCATAAACCAATAAGAGAGATACCCTGCAATGGCAACAGAAATAATCCTTGCGCTGGTGGCAATAATCGCCCCACCGATAACGGGTTGGCTCTCGGCAAAGACCGCGAAATCAAAGTATGCCGCCGAACTCGCCAAGATGCGGGCAGAGGTACAACAGATGCAGAGCGATGTACGCAGCCGGGAACTTGACAACGACAAGAAAGCCATAAATATGATTATGGAGCTTGTGGTCGAGCCTCTGCGTCGGGATATGAAGTTGCTGCAGGACAAACTTGATTTATTCACCTATGCGATTGAGAGAATACCCACTTGTCCTCATGCTGACAATTGCCCTGTTGAGTACGAGCTGCGCCACGCCAAAGAGAGCGGTGTCGGAGCAACACACACAGGAGCACACCGTTCAGAATCAGACGGCAACGGCTGAGAGCCACCGGGAGGACAGCACGACACGACAGACGGAGCGAACACAGAATGAATGGCTCGCAGCATGGGAGGAAAAGGTGGAGAGCGGAGCGTGGCGAATGGAGAGAGTGACGGAAATTTATGACACCACTCAGCCAATGGACAGCACCACAGGCACCCCTCCGCTGCTGAGCCGCATACGAGAGAGGCACGAGGCGACGAGCCAAGGCGAGAGCCGCGTGAAAGCCGAATCGGGAAAACGGGACAGCACCGCCACTTCGAGCACCTCGACTGCAACAGAAAATGTAAAAGGCGAAATGCAAGCGGCAATGGAAGCCACTGGGGAAACCCGGGCAGAGAGCCACGAGGAGAAAGGGAGCGGCAAGTCCCTTGCGTGGTTTTTCCTCAACATTATTCTACTGACGCTTGTGGTTGTCGCCATAGTAATCAAACATCGTTCAAACAACCATTAAACAAGATACAACAATGGCAAAAAAGACAAAAGAGAGCAATGCCGCCCCGACGGTATGTGCGAAAGCCGCCGCCAAAGTAGCCGCCGAAGTTCTGAAGCAGAACCCGGAAATGAACGAGGTGTATGTGACCTCGGACGGCACGGCGTTTTATACCCGCAACGACGCGCAGAACCATGCCAACTCACTGCAGAACCGCGAGGTGTTCAGCACCAAGCGAGGAATGGCAGAATCGGCATCGAAGCCTGCCGAAAATCCGACAGAGGCGACGGCCGACACTCCCGAGAACAAGGAGGGTGTCGATGAGCTGACGGGGGAAACAATCAATGACGGAACCACCAAAAGCGACGAATAATGCAGAATTTGACGATAAACCGGACGAATGGCAACATCGTGCGCAGCCTTTCGGGAGAAGACCACATAAGCGGCCTTGTGTTCTACTCGGCGACACTGCCGACGGCAGACGAGGGCGAGAAGGGTTTTAGCACCACGGAGCGCATACAAGCCATATCGTCGATAGAAAGAGCAGAGAAACTTGGTATCACCGCAAAAGCGGCGTCATGGGAAATGAGAGTGCTTCATTATCTGCTGGAATCGACGTACAACATGAACCCCGGCATCAGCCTCTATGTGGGTATTTTCAAGCCTGCGAGCGGTGCGAACGCATTTTCTGAAATCAAGCAGATACAGAACTATTCCGGGGGCAAGGTGAGACAAGTGGGCGTGTGGAACGGCGCTGTGGAACTGAGCGACACGGTGGTGAACGCGCTGCAGTCGGTACGCACGACGCTTGAGGCTCAGAACAAGCCGCTGATAATCCTCTATGCGCCGAAAGTAACCGATGTGACATCACTGCCAACGGATCTTGCGAAGATAGGCAGGAACGGCGTGTCGGTAATCATCGGACAGGACGGCGCGGGAGTAGCTGCAGAGCTCTATGCAGATGCGGGGAACACCACCAAGGCAAGTGTTTCGGCACTTGGCGACCTGCTGGGCGCGGTGAGCAGGGCAAAAGTTCACGAGAGTATCGCGTGGGTTGAATCGTTCCCGACCAACATCTCGGTTCCGGCATTCGGAGACGGGAAGAAATACCGCGACCTTGACCAGGCGGTTATCGAGACGCTCGACAGCTCGCGCTATATCTTCCTGCGCACTTACGACGGCTTGGCCGGGTCTTTTTTCAACGACAACCATAACCTCGACGTACCGACGAGCGACTATGCGTATATCAACGATGTGCGCACCATGGACAAGGCTGTGCGCGGAGTTCGCACCAACGTGTTGCCTAAGCTGGGCAGGCCGATGAAAGTGGACGCAGAGACGGGAAAAATTGAGCGTACGACGGTGGAGCATCTCATCACGACGGGAAACAAGCCACTGGAGGATATGGAGAAAGCCGGGGAGTTGAGCGGCTATAAGTTTGACATCGACCCCGACCAGAATATACTTGCGACCTCGCGAGTGCGCGGTGTTATCAAGAACGTAGCTGTGGGAGTGATGCGTAACCTTGACCTTGAAATAGGCTACGCTCAAAGTGTGTAACCAATAAAGCATAAAATAGAATGAGCAATGCATTAGACTCAGCATGGAACGGCATACCTCTTATCAACGGGCAGGAGTATGCGTGGGGAGACATCAAGACTTGTATCAACGGTATTGTGGTGACGGGGATTGTCGCCATTAGTTACGGCGACAAGCAGGACATGCAGAACAACTATGGTGCGGGTCGCCACCCTGTGAGCCGCTCGAAAGGGCGCATCACGCCGTCGGCAAAAGTGACGTTGTATATGAGCGAGGTGGTAGCAATCTCCCGAAACTCACCCACGGGGCGTATGCAGGACATTGCGCCGTTTGACATCGAGGTTGCGTATTTGCCGCCTAACGGAGTAATAGTGATTGACAAGATTAGGAATTGTCAGTTTACTGAGAACAAGCGTGACTGGAAAGAGGGAGATATGAATCAGCAGGTAGAGCTGGAGCTTCTTCCCTCTCATATCGAATATGGCAAGCCGGACGGAGTGTAAATGACGGCGAGGCCAGGAACGAACAATAATGAATAATCAGCCGGAACGAGGAGAGGGGTAAGCCCGGCATCCCGTTCCGGCACAAAAAACGCAAGAGCATGGAAAATAAGAATCCCGACATCAATACAGAGAATTACAAAGTGATAGACGGCGACATCACTGCAGAACAGATTGCAGGGTGGAAAGCGAAGCATGGGCGCGTGATAGAGATTGAGGTGGCAGACACTGATTTCGAGGAGACGCACCGAGGGTGGTTTCGCAGGCCGGATATGCGGACGATGCAAGCGTTCTCGGCAACGGCAAAGAGCAACGAGGTAAAGGCGGCAGAGTTAATTTTTGACAATTGCTGGCTTGGGGGCTCATCGCTGATGAAGAGTGACGCAATCTACAAGATGCAGGCAACAGCAAAATTGCAGGATATCTTCGGCAAGTGTGTGAGTAGCCTAAAAAACTTGTAGAGGCGTACCAACTCGGCGGGGGCGTTGAAGAAAAAGACCCCGGCGAGATAGCGAAAGGGTGCGCCTTAATACGGGCGAATTTTCAGACCGACCCGGAGAAGCTTGACGAGGAGGAGTGGGCAATGCTGTTCCAGCAAGCGGTATGGGTTGAGAACTTTCGGCTTGAGAATATGGCGAAGATACTTGTTAAACTATTTGCGTCCGCAGAGGAATGAGCAATTACAATTTCAATTACGCTTTCAATATCAGCGGCAACTGCAACGCCGTGGTCGCCGAGATTTCGGGGGAGGTAGAGAAACTCCAGCGGAATCTCCGGGCGACCACGTCTGTATGGGATAGTTTTGAGGGGAAAATACTTGCGTTTAACCAAGTGACGCAGTATGTAGAAAACCTTGGGCAGGCGATGCGAGACACGCTTGCACCCGGAGCTGCGCTTGAATCTCAACTCGCGGATCTTGAAGCCATAGCAGGGGTAACGGCAGAGGAATATGCAACTTTGGAGAAATATGCCCGCTCCTCAGCAAAGGAGTTCGGTATCTCCGCAGCAGATGCAGTAAATTCTTACAAGTTGCTTCTATCCCAATTGTTGCCGGAACTGACAAAGAACAGCGAGGCTCTGAACAATATGGGTAAGAATGTCGCTACCCTCAGTAAAATGATGGGTAACGATGCGACCGCCGCCGCAGAGGTTCTGACAACCGCAATGAACCAATACGGTGTTTCGCTTGATGACCCTATAGCAGCCTCCGACCGTATGTGGGAAATGATGAACACAATGGCAGCTGCTGCCCGAGAGGGTTCTGCCGAGTTGCCCGCTATCAAGGTCGCCCTTGAACAATGCGGTATGGCTGCGAAAGCCGCCGGAGTTTCCTTTGAGGAAACGAATGCCGCAATCCAAGTTTTGGACAAAGCGGGAAAGAAAGGTTCTGAGGGTGGTGTTGCTCTGCGTAATGTTATGTCAACGCTTGCGCAAGGACGTTTCCTCCCCAAGGATGTAAGAGAGGAACTCGCTGCAGCTGGAATCAGCGTCAATGACCTAACCGACAAATCCAAATCGCTTGCAGAGCGTCTTTCCATTTTGAAGCCTGTAATGGCTGACGACGCTCTTTTTAGCAAGTTGTTCGGTAAAGAGAACTCTGCTGCGGCAATGGCACTTGTGCAAGGTATTCCAAAGGTGGAGGAATGGACGGCAGCCATAACGGGAACGACCACGGCGATAGACCAAAGCCAAATCGTTATGGAAACTTACAACGAGCGGTTGGCACGTGTACAGGCCAAGTTCGACGACATCAAGATTTCCGTATTCAACTCGTGTGGAGAGTTAGGTATATGGACGCAGGTTGTATTGGGTGCACTTACCCCTCTTTCACAACTCGTTCCCCTTATCTACGGCGTGGCAAAGGCTGTTCTTTTCCTTAAAGCCGTTAATTTCAAAAGTGCGTTTACAGGTGTGGTTTCTTCTATCCGAAAGATATGTCTGAATCTTGCATTAATGGACACGTCTGTTGCTGTGTCCGGCGGATTTTGGGTAGCGTTTAAGGTTGTTGCTCAGAATGTGTGCCGCGCAATCGGAACTGCGATAATGAACATTCCCATTGTGGGGTGGATTGCGGCTGCGATTGCGGCTGTTATTGCCATTATAACAACGTTATGGGATAAGTGCAAAGGTTTCCGCGTGGCCGTCTTTACGGCGTGGGAGGGTATTAAAGCCATATTCTCCGCGTTGTGGGAGGTTTTGTCAAACATCATAGCCAAAATCCGTGACTTCTTTGTTGGAATATGGAACGGCATAAAATCAATGGCTCAGAAAGTCGCCAATGTATTTATGTCCGTTGTCAATAAAATACGGTCGTGGATAGCCGCTATCCGCAATTTCGTGGTTAAGATTATCAACACCGTGATTGAAAAAGTCAGCGCAATCTGCAAACCGCTTGTTACCGCGTTCAAGAATGTCGCCAATGCCATAAAAGGCTTCTTCGGTAAGATTATTGATTGGGTACGCGATAAGTTCTACGCACTGATAAATTGGTTTATCGACAAATATAATTGGATAGCGGAGAAACTGAATTTTGATAAAATTGCCCGCCTTGGACGCGAAGCCGCAGAACGCTCTTGGGCTGCGGATCACCCGGAACAGCCCGAGGCCAATTCGGGAAATGGAGGCGGTAATTCCGGCGGAGGTGGCAGTACAGACCCCGAAACCCCGGGAGGAGGCTCACCTATTGGCAATGCTATTGGCAATGTCGGTGGAAGTTCCTCAAAGGAAACCGACCGTGTTAAGAACATCAACATCACCATTGACCGGCTAATTGACAAGTTCACTATATCCACGACTAATCTCTCCGAAAGCAAGGAGAGAATAAAGGACGCTGTGGCAGAAGCTCTGCTTTCAGCAGTTAATGACGCTAACTATGCTCTCTAACGACTATGCAGAATTATAAGTTTGAAATAATCAATGCGGCGTTTGTAGCGTCGGGAGTGGCGATACAGGCGAAAGGGCTGCTGTACAGACTACGGCCGGACAAAGGGCGTAATGCGCAGAAAGAGGAGGATTATAAGCTTGGAACACTACCCGGCTACGCGCTGGGAGGAGGGACGAACGAGCAAGGCGGGACAATCAACAAGAGTGAGGAGGCGTGGAGCGGGAGCAGCGATTATTGGCTTGGGCGCACTGCGCTGACGGACTTGGTGATAAAAGTTCCGGGAGAGGGCTTGCTGCTGATGAATGATGCGACGGTGAATGTGTCGCTGCAAAAAGAGGTGGTGAAGACGTCGCTTGTTGGTCGCGCGGGGACGATAAAGGAGTATATCACGGACGGGGACTATCAGCTGAGCATAAGTGTGGGGCTTGTGGCGACAGATGATGAGGGGAGGATAACCGACCAATACCCGGAGCGAGCAATGGCTCAGCTTCGGGAGATATTGGAGAAGCCGGAAGCATTGGAGGTGAGTTCGGCCTTTCTGGATATATTCGGCATCACGCGAATGGTGGTGACAGGATTCACGGCGAAGCAGATGACGCACTCGAACCGACAAGTGATAGAGATAACAGCACTGAGCGACACGGACTATGTGATAGAATCGACGGACTATTAAAATGGCGTTTAAACGCTGATTAAAAGATAAAAGAACGATGAACGGACTAACGACATACGGCAACTGCGGTGACCTTGCGATAGAGGGAGGAGGCTGCATAGTGGCTGGGACAGAGGCACAGACGATAGAGCATGTGCTTGTGGCGAACCGAGGAGAGTGGCGAGAGATGCCGCTTCTTGGCGGTGAGATACGGAAGATGCAGCATGGGCTTGCGGGTCGGATGTGGGCTGCTCGAGCACGGCAGATGTGCCGAGAGGCAGGAGTGGCAGTACGCCGAGTGACGGTGGGAGAGAACGGAAAAATCACGGTGGAATGAAGACGACGGTGAGAGAGGGACAGTGCCTTGTGGACATAGCACTGGCGAAGACGGGAGCGACGGAGGGGGTGTGGGCACTTGCGTTGCGGAACGGAATGAGCGTGACGGGAGCAATGGAAGTGGGCACAGCAATAGAATATGAGAGCGAGGATGTGTCAGACGCACGAACGGTGGAGCGATATGCGACGGAGGGGATATGCCCAGCGACGGCGGTAAGCGACAAGACGCTTGATTGGCTCTTGAACGAACGGAAATCGGTAATCCGCCCGGGCTATGAGGAAATCGATGCCGATGCTGTAAAGGCACAATCGACAATGGCGGATATATACACCGGGGCGTTTGTAGCGGCATTCTCATAATGGAGCAAAAGGGAGAAAGGAATAACAACGACATTAAAACAAGATACAAATGAAGAACGAATGGAAGCCCGAGGAACTGCGGGCGACGTCGGAGGAAATCCGAGGGGCAGTAATGCCGAAGACTATAACGCCGGAAATGGTAGGCGGGACATTGCTTGGGGTGGTGAATGCTCTGGGCGAAGTGGTGGAAGTGCTCGGGGAGATACCGAGGGAGCACGTAACGGTCAAGGTACGCGGCTATGACGGCACCGGGGCTGTGAGCGGCGCGGGAGCGACGGTGTGGCTTGATGTTTTCCACACAAAGGGCTATCCGTGTGTGTCGCTGCCGAGGCAGGAACTCACGGCGGACGAGAACGGTGTTGTGGAATTTGACGTGCCGCATGGATTTAAGTATGCCGTATTCTCGCAGATAGCGGGGCTTGGCGCGTCGTTCCAAATTATCGGAATAGCCGCGAATACACGCCGGAAGATAGAACTCTGGAATATGCCGATAGGGGTTATGGCATTCGGATACAGTGACATCTGTCTCGAAACTGACGATGACAGCATATATCGTGAGGTGCCTTTTGTAACAAACAGCGTCAGCGACGATAGTAGCCTATTTCAACAGGACGCAGAATGGGACATCAACACAGATAAAGGGGAGTATTCGGACGGATATGATTTATTGGGCGTCCTCGTCAGCACTGCGGATACCACCTTTGCCATTACCCCAAACTCTATGTCGGAAGAACAAATGCCGTGGTGCAAATCCCGTGACTTCGGCACGCTTGTGGCGAACATAAACCCTATAAACAATAAGGACACAGGCGAAACATGGGAGGAGTGTCAGAATCGCGCACGCAACGACTATGACGGGAATATGTCCACAACGCCTGGTATGGGCCGCGAGGACTTCCTCGTGCGCGCAACCTG